TCCCTTTATATCTCTGGGAAGCACAGATATTAAGGTAATCCACAAAGATAATATCGGGTTTAATGCTCCGCTTAAGAGCAAGATCAGAAACAAGAGATTTAAAATGTCCAACATGGGCAGAAGCAGTAGGATATTCTTTGATGATTAATTTACCTTGTGTCTTCTTAGAAAGATTTGCAATCTTCTTTTCAAACATTACCTTTGGAAGGTCTCCTAGTTGCTGGATAGGAACGTTGAGTAGATTAGCATCAATTCGTTCTGCGATTTTTTCTTCTGCCATCTCCATTGTGATGTATAGGACATTACGTCCTTGAAGTAATGACGCAGCGGCCATATGACACATAAACAAACTCTTGCCCACTCCAGTGCCAGCGAGTGCAATATTAAGAGTCTTATTAGGAAGACCACCCTTCGTGATTTTGTTGAAGAGCGAGAGATCGAATGGTACTTTATCCTCCTTTCTATGGTAGAAGTCATACCTTTCTTGTGCATCCGAGACATAATCATGTCCTACATGTTGGTCGAAGGATACTCCAAGTGCTTCCGAAAGAATCTGAGGAATAGCACCTTTATCCCTCTTGGTATCTTGACCGTCAGCAATCTTGACACTCTCCATAAGAGATAGGTAGATCGCACGCTCTTGACACCACTTTTCCGTAGTATCAACGAGCCAATCGTGTTCTGCGGGATCATTGGAAAGGACATTTAATACCTGAATAATTTCTTTGAACTGGTCTTCAGTGAGGTCAGTCCGTTCCTGACATTCTATACCAATTGCGTTCAGACTGGGACATGCATCATATTGACTTATGTATTCATGTATCTCTAAGAAGATAATCTTATGTTCCCTAGCAGTAAAATACTCCGACTTTAAAAAAGGAAGAACCTTTCTTGCATAGTCCTCACTGTATATAAGGTTGCTAAGGATTGTTGCTTCTAGGTTCATTAAACGTAGTGTAGGTAAGTTCCGAGGATGTACTTTTTATCTGATATCGGAGGTCGCCCAGCGTGTCGATACTGCCAAGTAGAAGGAAATAATAGAATAGAACCTTGTTTAGGTTGTACCGAATGTTGAAGGACAGGAAAATTAGTATCTCCACCATCAACGACATCGTTAAGATACAGAAATAAAACTAAAAATCTACGAGCAGAATTATAGTTTCCAACGTCAACATGGTCGGCAAACTCATCGTATCCGTTGTTCCTATACATCTTAGCACGAAATTCTTCAAATGCATACTTATCAGGAAAATCAGGACCGAGGTCAAGACTATTCATGTAGTTTTCGACAACACCAATAAAAGTCTTTGATACAGACTCTTGAACATCTCTCCATTCAGGAATCTTATCGAGATACAATTTACTAATATTCAATTCATAAAATGATGGACGTTTATCCTGGTCAATTCTTACAAAATCAGAACTATTAAATTGTTCAATGATTCTATTGCATAATGATTTGTCAACAACATTGTCATATTGACGAATATAATCAGTAAGTTTATCCGCCATAACGAAACTCCTTTGCTGCTGCTTCATCTAATGCCTGCATCACTTCATCAGTGAAGTACACTTCGGGTTCTTTTAAGATTGCCTTAGCATAAACTTTCTTACCATTCATTTCATAGCGACCAGCAACATTCTTCCACATCCCATGCCTCTCACCAAGTTCTAGCAGTCCATAGTATTTGTCTAGACCACGATCATAGTAAAGACGAGTTTCAATCTGACTATTCTCTTTGGTCAAACGTGACTTATGGGCTTTACATTTGATGATGTTACCGACAACATCTGTACCATCCTTCTCTTTCTTCTTAGACAGATAGATGATAGTAGAAGATGCATACTTGAGACCGCTACCGCCACCCATTTCTTTCATGGGTACATAGGAACCAATGACATCATAGGTATGATTGGTGACCAGCATAGGCACATTTGCCTTACCTAGTTTGAGTGTGAGCACCCTGAAGGCACCTTTAATCAATTGACTCTTAGTCATATCACGAACTTGCTTATCGTTCGCCACATCCTCTACCTCCTTGTTACTAGCAAGCATACCTAAGGAATCAAGAACAAACATCAAAGGTTTACGGTCATCTTCCTTCTGCTCCATATACTTGTCGAGGATGCGACATGACTGTGTACGAAACTCTTCAATTGTTGACACTGGCACAATCATCATACGGTCTGATGCAATACCACGATCCTCAATCATCTGACGAGAGATAGCAGACTCAGACTCAAAATAAATTACACCTGCATCAGGATTACTGTCGAGAAAATGCTGTACAATCCCAAGGCAAAAGAAAGTTTTGCCAGTAGACGACTCTCCTGCAATAGCGGTAATCTTATTTCCTGGGACACCACCATAGACTGAGCCAGATACCAAAGCGTTAAAGATATAACTGCCAGTATCAATGAAACCACTGGTATCTCCTGCAGCAACACCGTCGCTAACCAATCCTGCATATTCATTGCCAATCTCCTTTACTACATCTTTAAGAAAATTCACCCTTTAACCTCCAATAATGTTGTAATGTGATGAGAACGTTTCATGGCACGTTCAAACCATTGTGCATCTTGTAAGTCATCGAAAAGTTTTTCCTCTCTAGATGCACCAGCACCAAATGCCTTTTGATATGAAACAATAAATCTTGTTTTCATCCGAATAAAAACTCCAACGATGCAATTTTTTCTGGTTTCCAACCAATGGTATCCATAATAACTTTAATAGGATCTAGGAATGACTTTGAGAATTGTAAGTCATAGTCCACATGTTTGTCAAGACCAAACTCTTTAGGAAATGTGTTCAAATAACTAATGACATTTTCACCAATTTTGTTTGGTGTTTTTAGATAAACAAATTTAATCTTTTCTCCATCTTGAATGAGAGGATACTTATGAGTCAGTTTATTTTTCTTGTTATGGAAGTTGTATAGTAATGCTCCTCTAACATGTATTGGTGTACCTTTACTATACAGAGTCGAAGGGTTCGACCACTTATTTATTCCATTGCATCCTCGGGGAAATGATATGTCTTCAACTGGTAACGACGAAAACTTATCCTTAAAATCTGCAATATATTTTTGTGCTGCTTCTTCATCCTTATTAACGATAACAAGCATACATTCTTTAATGGCAGTACGACATGCAGCAGGAGTAGAAGACTTCACTGCTTCCAATCCCATAATTTTTAGTTTAGGTTTCTCATAACGAACACCTTCACTATCCCATACATTAAGGATGTATCGTTTCTTGGCAGTCCAGATACCTTTATTAGCGATGTTCTCTCGCTTCATCTGCATCTTCTGCTCATAGGCACCAACATAATCTGCTAGTTCTTGGTATGATCTATCGATGAATGGTTCAATTCTTTCTTTACAAGCAGTGTCGAGGAAGCTGACAATCCTCTCTGGAGGAACATCCTGTGAAGGAAATACAGAACGGACAAGTAAATCAAGACAGATGTAGATGCTATCAGTATCAGAAGCGATGACATAATCATGGTCCTTTGTCTTAAGTAGTTTGTTTAGATAAGTATTTACCTTGCTCTCAATCCACCTAATCGAGACTTGACCCGAGAGGGTAATCGCCTCAGCATTTGCCAGATTGTAGTATCTGAAGTATTGGTTTCCAATGGCACCATAGGCGCTGTTGAGTTGGATTTTTCTTGCCATTTGGATATTGTTGAATTTTGAAATATCCTTTTGTAATGCCAAGGTCTCTGCAGATGTGGTGGCATGTTCAAGAGCTTGCTTAGACTTAAGCATTCTCTTCTTGTATATGGTCCGTTCATCGTAGATCTTCTCCATCATTTTTGGCAGGAACCCTTGTATGTCTTTACGGTACTGAGCACCATTAGCACATACACAATATCCCCCATCAATATCTAGCGTCTCCCCAAGTATCTTATCAACCGTAGCTGATGGGTGTCGAGATTCAACAAGTGTTTCTGGCGAGATGTTATACTGCATAATGAGATGAGGGTAAAGAGAGTTAAGGTCAAAACTGACAACCCAATCATACTTTCCTGGAATCGGTTCCTTGACATAGGCACCTGCGTACTTTTCATCTTTCTTTGCACCTTTACGTGGAGGAACTACGATGTTCTTATCAGTCAGATAATTGTATATCATGGTGTCCCACATACGGACCTGACTATAGACATCTTCAAAGTTTACCTTAGCATCATAGGCCATAGTGATGGCAAGTTCAAGAAGTTTCATCTTATCTTCCAATCTGTCGATTAACTCAACGTCTTGAATATTATATTCCATAAACTTCTGCCAATCACTGGTATAGAAGTCTTTGAAGTTTTCATATTCAGAGTGATCTACTTTTCGTTGACCCAATTCAACAAAAGCGATATGGTCTAAACGATAGGACTCTTGATTACTGTAAGTAAACTTGCGATAAAGATCCAGATAGTCGAGAATATTGACACCAGAGATATCATAAGCAATATTTTTACGTCCCTGAACAAAAACTTCTCTTTCATTAGCACGATTCCATGGGGATAAACTCTTCATCCATTTCTCACCTAGCACACGATTAACTCGACGTGCAATGTATGGAACGTCATACAAATTGACATTCCAACCCGTAAGGATATCTGGAGTATTTTGCACCCACCAACCAATAAAATGGTTTAGCATTTCATGTTCGGTCCAGAAGATATGAGTCTCAACTCCTTCAGGTGCTTCAAACTCACGAGTTGCCCAACTGTAATATTTCTTTGTCACCATATCTTTAATGGTGATAGACAACATTTCTTCTGCTGCTTCTTGAACATTAGGGAATCCATTCTCACACTGAACCTCAATGTCCAATGCAAAAATCTTCATCTGATTGATGTTGTACTGCACTTCACCAGGAAATTCCTGACGAATATATTGGTATACAAATCTCTCATATCCATGCACCTCAAATCCTTCAACACCGTCATACTGTTCAATAAATCCCCTTGCCTCTCGGGAAGAATCAAACTTCACAGCACGAACGTTCTTACCTTCTAAAGTTTTAGTGACTTCATCTTTTTTAGATAGAACATATAAAGTCGGACTAAAATGGGCACGAGACTGCACTTGCTGACCGTCTTCGTACCCACGATAAAGTATTGTATTTCCAGCTAACTGAACGTTAGTGTAGAACTGACTCATGCGGACCTGTAAGTCTCCAATAGTTTCTCTGTCGGATCCACTATAGTAAAAACTCCCTCACTTGTCAAGAACAAATCTCGTTGGTCTGTATACAGAGGGAAAGGACTCAACGTCCCATCTCCCGAAACACTGAAACAGTTTTCAATAAGGATACTGGGTTCTTCATCTAGTTCCAGTACATTGCCAATGATATACTCAGGTCTATCTGTAAGTAATAAGACTTTAATATTCTCTTCACTCGGTTCGGAAGGATCTCCAATGTCACTTACAGGTGACACATATGAGTCATTAACCATTTCTTTGTGCCTCAACCAAATTGTTATATTGTTCTACGACTGCATCATATGTTTCATATGCAGCAACTACTTCGTCAAGTCGAAAGAAAAGATATTCACTTTTACTAAGAGGAGCCCATGGTTCCATTACTACCTTAGGTTCACTTTGCTTAGTGATAGTAGAGTCTTCCGAAAAAGCAGACACTTCAATGTTTGGTTGCTCTTCATTATCCGTGTAGATACTATATGGATATCGCAGTTGATATGCAATAGGGTCTTTAGTTTCTTCCGCTCCTTCTTGAGTGGGAGGAGTCACTTCATAGATATCAGAAATGATATCTTCACCGCTTCGTGTTCTTACGATTCTTACGCTCATAATTTCTCCTTGAGATTTCTAATACAGATTCTTTGATGATTTCTTTCAGAATTTTAGTTTCTGAAATTTTGTTTTCTTCAGCAATAGGACGTACATATTTCATTATATCATCGATATAATTTTCTGGCAAATCCAATGTTAGGAGATCTGATTCTCCATTATAATTATTTGGTTTTAAATTAAAGTATAGATTCATGTTACCATGCCCAAGATACAAATGAGTTACGAACACCCTTAGTGACCGTTTTTACTTCATGGGGATATAAAAAGATGGAGGGAAATACTAAGAT